TTGCAGACCTTAAAAGAGATAAAGACGGAGGAGATGATGAGGTTGAAGAAATGGCTGAAGAAGTTGTTGCACCTTCTACTAATCCAAAATCTATTAAGACTACAGAAGTAGTTGAGTTCTCAGCAGAAGACGAATTAACAAAGTTAAAAGCTGAAAATGAAAAATTAAAGACTGAGCTAGCAGAAGCACCTGCATCAGCACCTTTAGATACAAACAAATTTAGTACTGACAAAAAGACTGTCTTATCTAAAAAAGATTTATCAAGAATGACACAACAAGAAAAATTTTTACATAACATAATAAATAAATAAACTATGGCTTTACCAACAGTAACACAACCAAATTTCAACGGAGTAGACGCAGGATTTTATATTTCTGCCGCTTTAAAACAAGCAAATTCATTAGAGTATATGACTTTAATGGAAAACATCAAGTACAAGATGAATATCCAACAAATGGCTTCTACAGGAGCTATTGGAGATGCTACTTGTGATTTCACAACAGCAGGAACTTTAGCTTTGACAGAAAGAGTTTTAGCTCCAAAAAATTTACAAGTAAATCTTGAGCTTTGCAAAGGAAATCTTTTAGATTCTTGGACGGCTTTAACATTAAGAGCAGGAGCAGGAGGAACTTCACCAACTTTTGATGAATACTTAATTTCTTACATTGCTTCTACAATCGCACAAGGAACAGAAGAGTCAATTTGGAATGGTTCAGGTGCAGCAGCTTCAGGACAATTTTTAGGATTAACTACTCCTGTTAATGGAACTTTATTAGCAGCACAAGATGGAGATGTTGTTCAAGTAGTAAATTCAGGTGGTGCAGGAGTTGCTTACACAGCAGCAACAATTTTAGATAACTTAGCTTTAGTTGCAGCAGCAATCCCAACAGCAGTATATGGAAAAGAAGATTTATTCATATATATGTCTCAAGGAAGTTTCAGAAACTATATTGCAGCAGTTAGTGCAATTTCAAACTATGCTTTTGGTAATATGAACGACAACTACGTTCCAATGTATGAAGGAATAAAAATCGCTGTTTGTAACGGAATGTCTGATAACAATTTAGTAGCAGCTCAAAAATCAAATTTATATTTTGGGACTGATTTAATTTCAGATAGTACAAGTTTGACTTTGCTTGATATGTCATTTACAGGTTCAGATAATATGCGTTTGGTAGCACGTTATTCAGGTGGGGTAACTCAAGGAATGGGAGCTGATTGTGTATTAGCATCATAATTAAATAAATAATACGGAAGGAGGGGGTAAAACCTCTCCTCCCTTAACCTAAAAAAAAACAATAAAATGGCTTGTACAGCACTAACAAAAGGTAGGGGACTTGACTGTAATAGAATCAGTGGAGGAGTAAAGAATATTTATTTCGGAGTATACGACCAATTTACAGCACCAATACAAACAGCAGGAATAATTCAATCAACAGGAGAAATTACTGATATTGAAATGGGTACTAATGTTCTATACAGATACACTACCCCATTAGGTGCTGCATCTGTTACTGAAACAATTACAGGTTCAACTGAAAACGGCTCGATTTTCTATACACCAACTGTAAATGTAGTATTAAACAAACTTACTAAGGAAGACCAAAATCAGATTAAGCTTTTAGGACAAACTAAAGTTGTAATTTTTGCAGAATTAAATGAGAGGTTAGCTGACGGTCATAACGTAATAATCGGACTAGGAGTTACTAATGGTATGACGCTTAACGCAGGTACTATGGACTCAGGAGCGGCTTTTGGAGATAGAAATGGTTACACATTGACTTTCGATGGTCTTGAGCCTATCCCATTCCCAATGGTTGCAAACTATGATACAGACCCATTTGACAATACAGATTTCACAATGGGAACAATCGTTACATCTTAATTAGTATTCTTTTATATATTTCTTGAATGAGGGTGGCTTAATTGCTACCCTTTTTCTTTTCCAAATAAAAACGGGCTTTTTCTATTATATACTATGCTACAAGCAACTTATAACGATAACACCTATACTTTCTATGTAACTTTAAAAGACGCACAGTCTTCTACAGTAGCGAATTCTTTATATCTTTTTAAGTTTACTAATGATATGTCAGGGGCAATAAAATATGGTTACGGACAGAATCAAGTAGTGAATGATAGATATGCTAAGTTTAACATTTACAGTACAGCTTTTGAAGATGAAGATGTATTAACAGGAAAAGTTAATTTTTCTCCTAATGGATATTGGAAGTATGAAGTATATTGGGTAAAAGGAACTCTTGCGGCTTGTGATGTTCCAAATCCAACTAAGAATATGGTGTGGGAATGTACAAATGCAGGAGGAGATGTTATTGATACAGGAGATTTGAATGCAGAAAATTATGAGATTAAAAATCTAGTAGCAGGAACTTATACAATGAAGTCTTATTGTTATGCTGATTTACCTCCTAGTGCTAATTTCAATACTGCAAATAGTTTTATAATAAATGAAAAGTCTTGTTCTGTAACAGCAAAAAGATTGTTATTATTTACAAAAGTAAAATCTAGTAAGCTAACTTCTACAATTAGTTTTACATCTATTGCTCCGATAGGTTATGAGATAAGATTTAGTGGTGCAAGTAATTACTCTTATATAGTAAAGACATCACCTGAAAATATTTCAATGACTTTAGGTAATGATAAAAATGGATATGTTTGTCAAGTTTATAACGGAGCAACTCTTGTAGATACATACTCAGACTTTATTCCAAGAGCTAATTTAAGTAACTTGAACTTTGGAGATGAATCTACTGTTATTACCAACGACTTCTATAATGAACTATATTGTTCTCAAGATGTAATGTTAGGAAGTGCTTTCTTTACTTGGAAAAGCAAGAATAACGCTTTATCACCTTCAAGTGATTACTTAAGTAGCGACCCTATTGAAATAGGAAAGCTTTTAGTAAGTGAGCAATTAGGAGAAGAACAAGTACAATACACACAAAACAAAACAACAGAATCAACAAATTATATATATAACGATTAAAATAAAATTATGGCAATAGAAAATGTACAACAACTCTTAACAGAGCAATTAGGGAAAAACAGATGTGATGTAATTACAACTACACCAATGACAGGGAAGGACTACTACTGTGTCCATTTCCCTTTAGAATCAGTAGTATTATCTATTGCTGCTTCAAATGTTATCTTTGGAGGAGGTTCAAACCCTGTTAACTTAAATCAAACTTATGCAGCAGGAACTACTTTATTTCTTAACGTAACAGCTATAACTTTAACGAGTGGATTGGCTATCTGTTATTACGACCAAGTAATATAATGTACGCTCTTAAATTAGGTCAAAGTTTAGTTACTATTAAGAGAATAGGAGAGGATAACGATAACGATTTTGTTTTTACAGTACTGACATCACAACAAGGTGGAACTACTACCCCTCTTAAGCAGTTTCAACTACCTATGGTTAATGTAGGTACAACAAATTTTGTTGTAGAATGGGGTGATGGAGCAAAAGATACTATTACCACTTATAATGCAGCAGAAACACTACACACATATATAGAAGACGGCACTTATACTATAAAGATTAGAGGTGATTATGCTTGGAAATTTCTAAATGTTGGGGATGGTATAAAGATGCGTAACATTGAAACTTGGGGAGGATTTAATTTTAAAACGGCTCAGGTATTTTGGGGTAGTTTTGTAACTTCAACTGCTACAGACTTTGCTCTTGTTTCAACAACTAATTTCCAAAGTTGTTTTAGAACTAACACTTTCAATGGAGTTCTTAATGAACTAGACGTTTCCAATGTAACTAATTTCCAAAGTTGCTTTTTTGGTGCATCAGTTTTTAATCAACCATTGAATTCTTGGAATACAAGTAGTGCAACAAGAATGGACGGTATGTTTAGAAACGCTGTAGCATTTGACCAAGACATATCAAGTTGGGATATTACTTCTGTAACTAACTTAAATAACTTTATGGCAGGAGCAACTCTATCTACAGTTAATTATGATGCTTTACTAGTAGGTTGGGAAGCACAAGCACCAAGTACAGGGGTAACAGTTGATTTTGGAAGTAGCAAGTATAGTATAGGCAGTAGTGCAGAAGTAGCTAGGAATGAATTAATAACAACTTATAGTTGGACAATAACAGATGGAGGAGGAATATAAATTATAAAGATATGAATGGAACAAAATTTTGCTATCCAAATGAAGATACTTGGTTTATATGTTGGGAAGAAACTAGAACAACTATAAAGTCTTATGGAGGAATTCTAACAACTCAATGTATGGAATCTCCTTATATAGAAGTAGACTACTATACAGATGAATCTGAGTGGTTAGCTATACTTATGGCAAATGGAATAAATCCATTACCTGAAGAATTAATAAACGAATAAAATGGATAAAATTGTAAGCATCGATTTAAGCACATCAACAGCTCCTTTAGTACAAGAGGTTAGAGGAAAGGATTGGATTGAGTACGGAGACGCTAATGGCGAATGGAGAAACCTCTACCCACAGTTCTTAATTGACCTTTACTATTCTAGTTCTATAACGGCTGCTATCGTGAACGCCACTTCAGAGATGATTAGCGGGGAGGACGTAGTCATAACTGACGAAGATGATAGAGATGAAGAAGCAAGAGTAAAGTTACAGAACTTTATGAATAATGCTAATGGTAATGAAACTCTACACGAGGTATTAAAAAAGGTAGCATTTGACTTCAAGCTTCAAGGAGCATTTGCTCTTAACATTGTATGGTCAAAAGACAGAACTCAGATAGCTGAAATCTATCATATACCTGTAGAGAAGATTAGATGTGAACGTCCTGATGAATTTGGCAAGACTAGAGGTTACTATGTTTCAGGAGATTGGGCAAATACAAGAACGAACAAGCCTTATAGAGTTCCTGCTTTTAATGTAAACGATAGAACTTCTCCTAACCAAATTCTTTACACAGGGCTTTACAGTCCTAATATGAATTCTTATTATACGGCTGATTACATCTCTTGTAATAATTGGGCGTTAATTGACTCTAAAGTTTCAGAGTTTCACCTTAATAATATATCTAACGGATTTACAGGTTCGTTTATGATTAGTTTCGCAAATGGAATACCAACAGCTGAAGAAAGAAATCAAATAGAAAGAAGCTTAGAATCTAAATTTACGTCAGAAAAGAATGCAGGAAAATTTGTCTTAACTTTCTCAGATGACAAGACTAGAGTTCCTGAAATAACTTCTATTAGTCC